AACTGATAAGCAAAGGTTGAAGACGGTGCTTTAGGGTCAACTAGCTCAAAATCGTCAGTATACCTCAACTTCTCACCGTCACGGCGGTATAAGCTGTTATAATGAGAAATAGAGGATCTTATAGCGGAACTCAAGCTAGTGCGAGAATCGCCTGACAGAGAACTAAGATATGTGGTGAGATTGCTACCTCGTATTATATCTGGTTTAAACTTCGCAGTGGTGACCGTGCCTTGATTATTAAAGTCCGTAGCATTAAGGTAATAAGTGGAAGACTTATAAGTTTGACGAAAAGATGCGACATCGCCCACCCAATTGCTAAAATTATATCCGCTGAATGGGATGCACGGGCTACAAGTCTGGTTTATGGCCACTTGAGAAGTAGACACAGCTGGTTGATTGACCGGTTGAACCCAGCCTGGGCTAGGTAACGAAGAAGCAGTAGACCAATGAAATACGTAATTGGAAACCACAGCTCCGCTAGACTGCAAAAAGAGTAGAGATGAAGGGTTATAATTCTGCGAAGCGGTTGCACTAATAGGCAGGACGGTAACAGGTGGAATGTTAGTCTCAGCCTTCAACTCCATAAGAACTACATTTGGTTGCGAACAATCAGGACGACCTTGATATTCGGCAGACATGCTGGTGGGAGGGTGCGTGACTTTGTTGACATAAGCCGCTCCTGCAGCAGTACCTGCACGTATAGCAACACCATTGATGGTACCAATAGAGTTCTGATCTGACATGATAGAAAATCAAAATACTAAAAAGAAAATTTAATGATTAAAATTTAAAATTAAAATTATATTTAAAATTTTATTTACAATATATACAATGATGAGTAAAAGGTAGATGTACTCATAGCTGAAGCGATTCAAGTTCGCAGCGTTGTAAATCTGCGAACTTTATGCTACGGCTAGAGCGTATAAAATGAAAAAGGCTGATGGCATCTTGATGTGTAACAGCTCGGTCGTTACCTAACAATTGGGTGTAATAAGCTGAACAAACGGCAGCCCCGACAAATAATTGGTTCTGATTTTTAACTGCGGCGCACCGCTCTTGTAACGACGAGACGACCTCTTGAAAATGTTCTTCATCACGATACATCTTGTCTAGAAACTTTGCAGCATACCTATAAACGTCAGGGAACAAGCCTTCATCAGTCAAAAACCACCCAGCAAATTCTCCGATAGGACTGTTGTGTAGTTTCAACTTGTGCCCTGTATAGCCTAAAATCTGCGCAGCCTTGGGACTGATTACGCACTTGTCACACGCAATAGCCGAGTCGTCACCTTTGAACATCGCATAATCCATACCATGGAGTTCGAAAATAGAGAAACATAAAGCCATATTACCAAGAGTGTTCTCACATATGGTGAATGGGTTCCCGGAAAACTGCTTTTCTTGACCGGTTAAGGTAACGTTCCCGAAAGCCGTCATATACGTCATTATCCAAACATCCCTAAAAGCCTTGTAATCGTCAAGAAGAGGTTTAGGGCA